ACGACGAGCATATTGCCCAGGTTTCCTGCTATTGTATGGCACTTGACCTGGACCAAGCGCTTGTAGTCTACGAGAATAGAGATGTGTGTACTCTTGAATGTCCTGAGGTTCTCACAGTAACAGAAGAGATGAAGTGGGCGTGTGCTTCTAAAATCTTCGAGTGCGAAAGTTATGTGGAGAAAATGATTCCACCTCCACCGCACGACACAAATAAACCATGCAGGTGGTGCTCTTATCAAATCGCTTGCAAGAAAGCGGGGAAATAATATGGAAATACTTATTAAGAGTGTTCAGACAATGATGGAAGAGGAATATCACAGAGCCGCACAAAAGTTCGGTTCTGTAAATAATTCAGACCATGAAAGTTTCGCTATTCTCTTAGAAGAGCTGCAGGAAGCATTAGATGAAGTCAAGAACACTTATGGATCAATTGAGCAGTTCTGGCAGATGGTCAAGAGCAGAGAAGCGAGAGACCAAGATAATCAGAATGTTCTCACAGCCGTTGAAAATTCTGCTATCTTTGCAGCTTGTGAATTTATTCAGGTATCTGCAATGGCCCATAAGGCTAAACAGACTATTCAGGAGAGATTGAAAAAATGATAGCAATCGGTATTGACCCGGGAAAATCTGGTGCATTGGCTGTAATGTACCTGGATGAAGATAGAAGTATTATTCGTATTAAGCTCGTACCTTTTGAGGAACAAGCATACAGAGACGCCCTTCTTTGTTGCAAGGACGATAAGGTGGTTTGCGTGGTTGAGAAGGTAAGTGCTATGTCCGGCCAGGGTGTTGTATCAATGTTCAACTTTGGGCGGAATCTCGGGATGATAGAAGGTATGCTCATGGCGTTAAATATACCTTATCAGCTTGTTCCTCCAAAAACCTGGAAGAAAGAATTTAGCTTGTCGAGTGATAAGCAAACGTCCATCGATGTATGCAAGAGGTTGTTTCCTAATATCAGCCTTCTTGCTACACCGAGAAGTAGAAAAGAAAGTGACGGTCTCGCAGAAGCATTGTTGATAGCTGAGTATGCAAGGAGGCGAATGTAATGGCAGATAATATATCAGCTTTATCTCATGAAATTGATAAAGAAAAGATAGCAAAAGTTGTCGAACGAGTTGACCTCCTGAGTAGAGAAGTTACCGAAATAGTTGACAAGATTGTCAGAGAGGCTTGCGCAGACCTCGACGATTATATGCAAGGTATCGACGAGATTCTCACAAATCAGAAGAACCCTGTGACAGATGCTCAGCTGGACGACTTTGCCTTAAACCTTTCCTCTATACTGTACTTCGTTTCAGAAGCTCAGGAAAATCTCGGAATCAAAGAAGATGTTGCAAGAGCTGTTCAGAGAGAGATTTACAACAAGGTTAGAGAAAAGGCACAAGGTACAGTCGCTGATAAAGATATGGCAGCAGAGCTTCAGTCACAAAATGAGGCTTTGACGACTGTAATCTACAACAGAGCCTATAGAAAGGTGAAGTTGAAGGTGGAAGCAGCGTTAGAGATGGTCAATTCAGTGAAAAAAGTCATTTCACGACGTATCGCAGAGTACGAGATGAGTCAGTCAGACAGCGGTAGAGTCAGGAGGTAACTCATGAGAAGATATAGTGGAATGTTATGTTGCTTCTGTAAATGTCCTCTGGAAGAAATCGAATACATCGCTGTTGATGATGACGGTGAAATAATCGCTATGTGCGAGGACTGTTATAGCAAAGCGGCGAAGTTTTTCAAGACAAGGAGAAGGAGAAATGTCCAATCTAGATTTGGTAATCAAAGACCTAAACAAGAAGTTCAAAATGAATCTGATAAATGAAGGCCTTGTATTTGAGAAGGTAACAAGGATTCCCTTCAGTTCTCCTCGTCTGAATTATATGTTGTACGGAGGACTTCCGGTAGGTCGTATTGTAGAGTTTGCAGGAGAAGAGGGCGGAGGTAAGACAACGACTGCTCTCGATGTGGTTGCTAATGCTCAGAGATTGTTTCCTGAGAAGAGAGTTGTTTATGTCGATGTAGAGAGGACTCTGGACCCGGAATGGGCGCAGAAGCTTGGAGTCGATGTTGAAAAACTCATTCTTGTTTCTCCGGAAGAGCAAACAGCAGAGCAGATATTCGAAATAGCAAAAGCCCTTGTAGAGACAGGTGAGGTTAGCGTCTGTGTACTAGACAGTCTTGGCGCCATGGTAAGTGCTCAAGCATATAGCAAGACAATAGAGGACAGGACATACGGAGGTATCTCAATGGCGCTCACATTGTTCAGCAAGGAAATGATACCTATCTGTGCTAGAACAGGGTGTTTGCTCATTGGTATCAATCAGATTCGTGATGATATGAACAGTACGTACGGCGGCACAATCACAACCGGCGGAAGAGCCTGGAGACATAATTGTGCAGTCAGAATGATATTCATGAAGAGCGATTACATCGACGATAAGGGAACACCTCTTTCCAGAGGATGTGAGAATCCTGCCGGACACCTTGTTAAGGTCGCTCTCGTGAAGTCAAAGGTGTGTAAACTCGACAGAAAGGTTGGGTTCTACACTCTGAAATATTTAGAAGGAATTGACGTGGTATCTGATATTATCGATATTGCAATCAAGGAAGGTCTAATAGCAGTTAGTGGAGCTTGGTACACATTGGTAGACCCAGAGACAGGAGAAGTATTTCAGAACGAAGGAAAGGACCTCAAGTTCCAGGGTAAAGCTAAATTGAGAGAATTTTTACTTGAGAACAATGAATGGCTCGAGGACATGAAGAAACAGATACTTCTTAAGTTTTCTTAAGAAAAACCCTTTACAATTTTAATTATATATGTTACAATAGTATTGAGGGTTAGTCAATAGCCTTCAATACTATTTGTATATAGGAGGTGAAAATTGTGGAATCAATACTCAGAGGAATAAAGCGTCCGATGATCGTGAATGGAACGAATGTCACAGATGTTGAGTCTATTATCGCTTCGCTGAAGGACGGAGACACAGTATCAATTATATTGAATGCTATTCCGGCACAAAATCAGAAAGTGTCTTCTGCTCAGCAGACAAGGGCAATGACAAGCAACGATATGAGAGTCAACCATTCATACATCATTAAGGTTCGTGATTACATGACAAAACCGTCTTCACCAGATTTCGATTTTCACGCGAAGTGGAACAGCAATATTCCAATGCCGTTCCGAATCATGAAGGGTAGAGTTCTAAAAGAGACAAGAGGAATGGTCATGATGGATTGTGTAGCAGTTCCTCTTAAGACAGATGTTTGCATGAGGTGCGGAAGATCTTTAACGCACCCTGTCAGTCGTCTTTACGGAATCGGTCCTGAATGCGGAGGACATGCACACATCAATCCATTTGATACAGAGGAAGAGTTATTTGCCGCTTTAGATAAAGTGAAGGAGCAACTTTCTCAGATTAAGTGGAGAGGATGGATTATCAAATCAGGAATAATTGAAGTTCAAGAAGTTAGGTCTTGACAAATTAGCTAAATTATATTGATTGAGGTGCCTATGAGCAAGAATATTAAAAGAGGTCAGGTTTGGTATTATGTTCCTACAGTAGATCCAGCAGGACATATTCAGAAAGGTCCTAGACCTGTTGTTATTGTATCAAATAATCAATGCAACAAGAACTCACCTGTTGTCCTCGCCGTACCTTGTACCACACAGATTAAGAAGAACTTTCCAACCCATGTAATGTTTATCATGAACAGGCAAGTAAATATTGCTCTCACGGAGCAGGCAGGACCAGTCAATGTAGATGAACTCACGAACCTGGAGTATATTTTAGAAGATTACATAATGGACCAGATAGATAACGCACTTAAGATTGCATTTGGTCTTGCTCCTGTTCCTTCTAACAGACGGTTCAACCCCAATTATCAGGGAGAGAAGTTCTATAAAAAATATCCGGACTATAAACCGGAAGAGCCTAAGAAGAGAAATAAATGGACGAATGATAAGATAAAACAGTTCATTGAAGATTGCTTCTCTCTTTCTACTGAAGCGGTGTGTGCCAAGTACAATATTTCAAAAGCTACTATGAGGAACTACCTGAGAAAATTCAGAAGCAAATAGGAAAAGAGGTTAGTTATTCATGAAGACTCAAAGTCAGAAGCAAGAGCGGCAGATTGCTAAAATGGTTGGAGGAAGAACCCAGGCTAATTCAGGCGGAACAAGATTCGGCGGAGGAGATGTTCATACAAAGAATCTATTCATCGAAGCAAAAACTTCTCTATCTGATAAAGCATCATTCTCCATCAAGAAGGAATGGCTGGATAAGGCTCGGGAACAAGCCTTTCAGCAAGGAAAAGACTACTATGCTCTAGCATTCCGATTCGGTCCTGATGAACCTGATTTCTTTGTTATAGACAGAAGATTGTTTTGTCAATTAGTCAAATATTTAGAGGCGGAAGAATAATGGAACATAAAGGCAGAAAGGAAAAGAGCAATGAAAAATAAACAAATATCGCTGGCAGTTAAGTATCGTCCAAAGACATTCGACGATGTCGTAGAACAGGACGCAATCAAGGACATTCTTATAGAGCAGCTTGAGACTAACTCTTTCAAACACGCATATCTCTTCTGTGGACCAGCAGGTTGTGGAAAGACGACAGCAGCTCGTATATTCGCAAATGAGCTGAATAAGAGGAAGGGTAACCCGATTGAAGTAGATGCTGCTTCTAACAACGGTGTCGATAATATCAGAGAAATCATTGATAATGCAAAGCGTAAAGCACTCGACAGCGAGTACAAGGTTTATATCATTGATGAGGTTCACATGCTTTCTCTCGGCGCTTGGAACGCAATGCTGAAACTCCTGGAAGAGCCGCCTGCAGGAACAATCTTTATCATGTGTACTACAGACCCACAGAAGATTCCTGCAACCATTCTTTCTCGTGTGCAGCGTTACGATTTCAGTAAGATTTCTCTCGACAAGATTGTAGAGCGTCTGAAATATATTATGATTAAGGAGAAAGAGGAAGCGTGTGAAGCAGGTTGTAATAGAGCATTTGAGTTCGAAACAGAGGCTCTTGAGTACATCGCAAAGTTGGCAGACGGAGGTATGCGTGACGCCATTACAATGCTTGACAAATGCCTGTCACTCTCGCTAACGCTCACGGTTGAGTCAGTGGTTAAGGCACTTGGTACAGTAAACTATGCAGTATACTTTGAACTACTGTATCAGCTGGCGTCTCGTAATGCTCTCAAGGCTATAGAAGTAATTGAAACAGTTTACAACAGCGGAAAGGACATTAAGCGGTTTATTAAACAGTTTCAGTTCTTTGTTCTTGATGTTTGTAAGTATAAGATGTTCAAGTCTTTCAAGTACATCGCCATTCCTGAGCTACCGGAATACAAGACAAAAATGGAAGACGAAGACTATGTCGATTGTCTAAAGATTCTAGATTGGGCTTGTCAGTTGAATGCGGACATTAAGTGGGAGTCTAATGCTAAAGCGATGATTGAGACAGCAATTCTCGTGTTCTGTAAGGAAGAATAATCATGGTAGGGCAGAAGAACAACCTGGAGTTTCTTCAGACTTGTTTGGATGCAGGTCGCTTTCCTCGATTCCTTATCTTGACAGGACCGAAGGGTTCCGGAAGAAAAACACTCGCCAAATACATAGCGAAGAAATGTCTTCATGCTTATGAAGTCTATCCTGGAATGGGAGTAGAAGCAGTTCGTGAAGCTATTGAAAATTCATATCGTTGTGCCGGTACCACTGTATATGTATTCCCAGACGCAGATAAAATGTCATCTCAAGCCAAGAACGCCTTGCTCAAGGTAACGGAGGAACCTCCCAGGCAAGCATATTTCATTATGACAGTAGAAAGCATAAATAACACGCTGGCGACGTTGAAGAGCAGAGGAATAGAGATTGCAATGGAGCCATATTCCAAGGCCGAACTCGCTGAATTCAGAAAGCCTAACAATGCGATGGAAGAACTTGCTCTTAATATTGCAACAACACCGGGTCAGTATTTAGACCTGATAGCTGCAGATGCAGAGAAATTCTATGCTTTCTGTGAAAAGGTGCTGGACAACATCGCAGCAGTAACTGGTGTCAACGCATTCAAGATTGGTAACTACTTTAAATTCAAAGAAGATGATGAGGGATATGACCCGGTACTTTTCTTCGAATGCGTGAAGTATATTTGTGCTCAAAGAGCAAAAAAGTCGAACAGCAAAGAGGAACTCGTCTGCTTAAATGAGACAATCAAATGCACAAACGCTTATTCAAGAGAACTGATGATGACAGGCGTGAGGAAAGACTCGACATTCGATATGTGGATTCTTGCAATGCGTGACATCTGGAAGGAGCTTCAGTAAATGAAACTTCATGAACTGCAAAAGCAAATCGTCTCTAAAAAACTCGACAAGGTATATGTCTTTACCGGAGAAGAAATTGGAATCATGGACATCTATTTAGACAAGATATATTCTATCGTAGGCGGTGATGTAGTCCGAACAGAGTCTGTTCAGGAAGCGTATGCTAGAATGACACAACGCCGAATTTCTGGAACACCAAGATGCTTCGTAGTACGGGACGATAAAGAGTTTCTCAAACAGGATAAAATTTGGGATACCGTTTTCTCGCTAGCAGACAAATCTCCTGATTACCTTATCCTGATTTATTCATCAATAGATAAGAGAAGCAAGTTCTACAAGCAGAACACAGAGAGGATCACAGAGTTTGAGAAGTTGTCACCTGAACTGCTTGTCAAGTACATTAGCAAGGAACTGCCTGGAATAAAGGAAAGAGACGCCTACAAGCTGGCAGAGATATGTGAATGTAATTACAGTCGTATTCTTCTTGAGTGTGATAAGATTCGTCACTATGCTCACAGAACTCATCGGAAGTCAAACGGTGCGGTTGATTTTGGAAAGGCAATGAACATTCTGATTGAGCAGGGTGTCATATTTCAACCCATCGGAGACATTACATTTAAGTTCACAGATGCAATTTTGACTCGAGATTACCAAAATACTTCTCGGTATTTGAGAGAAGCAAGACTGAAGGGCGAGTCAGAGGTAATGATTTTGTCTATTCTGTATAACGGGTTCAGGCAGATTCTTATGGTACAAGGCCTCGGAAAAGACCAGAGAGACGCTGTAAAGAGGACGGGTCTCACCCCGTGGCAGGTAAAGATGGCTCAAGAGAAGCAAGGCCACTATTCTATTTCAGAACTAATCAAAGCACTTAAGATAATCCGTTTCGTTGAAATGGGAATTAAGACAGGACAAATCGATGCTGATGTGTCGCTCGAATATGTAATTGTCAATATTATGTAGGAGGTATAATCATGGAAAAGATATGCGGAAAATGCAAGTATCACAGGTTTGAAGAAGTAGACTGGATGTGCTGTTGCTTGGACTCCGACAGGTGTGGAGAATACACCGATTATGATGAGACTTGTGAGGAGTTTGAAGAGAGAAGGAAAACAGCTAAGCGCAAAGAAACTGAAAGGAAGGTGAATTAAATGGCACGAAGAGTTCTTGCTTGGGAATGTAAATACTGCGGAGCAATCAAGAAGAGCGAAACAATTGCACTTCGTCATGAATTGACCTGCATTAAAAACCCTGATGCACGCAATTGCATAGTGTGTGCATATAGTATTGGTGGTGAAACCACGAGAAAATTGCTGTGTCAGAAAGGAAAGACTTGCTCTAGAGCAGTTAGTGCTAAATGTGAGTATTTCAAGAGAAAACATGATGAGAAGTTCTTGTCATAGAAAGGAAGGAAGGAGACGATGGACGATACAGTAAATCAAAACTCCTCGAACCAGACCCATTTTTGTCGAAGATGTGGAAGGAAATTGAGAAGTGATGTCTCCAAGGAAAGAGGAATGGGTGAGGTTTGCTATAATAAATGGCTTATCGAGGATAATCATAAGAAATTATTTTCCTCTTCCTCTTTACAAACGAGTCATAAGAATATATAATAATATCGAGGAAATGAATCAAGAAGCCCTCTGTCACAGAAGATGGCATTGGTTTATTTCCTCGTTTTTAACATTGTAGATTCAAAAATACTTCAGGGAGGTGTATAATATGGCAGAAGTAAATCCTGAATTGAAGCCCTTGCGTCCCAAGCAGAGAAAATTTATTCACCTAATGGTATATCAGGGCTTGGATAGAATTGAGGCGTATGCTCAGGCGTATGGTAAAGTTATCACCGAAGAGAACTATGATTCTATTAGAACAGCGGCTGCAAAGGCTTTCTACACTCCTCATATCAATAATTATTATCATGCTCTTATGGAAGAAATTCGTGATAGGGAAATCAAGAAGGGGGTATGGACTAAAGAGGTAGCAACTCAAAAGTTGATGAAACTTATTGAGAAAGCTGAGCAGGAAATTTATGGAGATGAGGAACACGCACCAAAGCCGCTGACAATGAGCAGATTAAATGCAATCATCCTTCCTATAAAGGAATTGAATTTGATGAACGGATTTAATCAGACGAATGTGAATGTCGAGGGATGCGTGGTTCAGATCTATGGAGAGGAGGATATTCCGGAGTAAAAACACAAAGTTTAAAAAAAACGGGCGTGCGATTTGGCGTCTCTCGTGTTTGAAGCAACCCAGTATAGTATTATTACCATTATAACTAAAAGTGCCGTCTCGTGCCTGCTCGTGGGTCTCTCAAGGGTTACTAGCAAGCCTGTAAAATAAACAAAAAAAAACACCTTATACCAACCCTTTCAGGCTGATATAAGGTGTTTTTGTTTTATCTGTGCGGATTATTTTCTTTGAGTGACTCAATCATTTGCTTTCCTTCTTCATATGAGTCAACCGGGATACATATTCCGTGACCGACTACATAGTAGCCGTCTTTGAGAAGTATGACTTTGTATTCCCCTCGAGTATCGATATTTACACCGTCGTTAAATCTCAGCATTTTTCATTCTTCCTTTTTGAAGCTTTTTCAAATTTCTCTATCTTTTCTTCTGCTTGAATGTGTATTAATTCCATCCATCTGGCGCAATAACTGTGACGCTAGAAACCGTGTAAAGCTTGCCTGAGCAGCCCCAAAGCTGTGGATAGTCGCCGTTAAAGTCATACAAGATGTTGTGGGTATGGTTGTCCAGCCATTCGCCAATATCAGGGATTTCCTCTGGGCCTTCTTCAACAATCAATTCTTCGTTTAGACCCATTGGCGCGTATCCTATCGGGTCCATGCGAGGCAATCCGGAGATGGATGCCCAGTTGCAGATTAACATATCCCCATTTTCGTAGATGACGACGCCGGATTCTTGCCCGGTAATTTCAAGTAAGGTGTCGGCTGCCATGATAACTGCTCCTTTCTCAAATTCATCAACCTTCTTTCGAGCGTCTGCTATACTATTTTTCAGGTTGTTTACTTCTTCTTTTGTCATCATTTACCCTCCTTTGCTTGAATAGGTTGTATAGGTTGTGTTCTTTCATCCTTTAGATAGTATTTCTGATTGTTCAATTTGAAATATCTTTTTCCTCCTTCTCTATAAACTCTCCGCTTATATAGCTGAGAGAATGTTGTGTCTCCAATAATGCGAATATGAGCTGTTTCGTCTGGACACATCGACACGAACTGAACTCCGATCGCTGTGTTTTCATCGATAGGGAACACTTGACACATTTCGGGCATCTCTGGAAGGTCTGTATACTTGTTTAATTCGTCTTGAATTTCCTGCTCATTGTCCTCGTCATCTATCCATTCATCTTCATCAGGATAATCATTGAAATTGACATTGTACCTTCTATCTCTGATATGATGAATGAGTTTGACGAGAAACCGAAAAGGAAAGACGAACGCCACTCTCAGTATGAATAGACAGACTGCCCTTATTACATTGGTGATGCGCATCTACCTCCTTTGCTTTCGTCTCATGTGCGCAGTTATATGATTCTCCTCCTTCAGGTCTTACATGAAAAAGGCGAGTACCTTTTTTCTTACTTCTTCCGAACTATAATCTTTAATTCCTCTTCCACTCTTCGTTTCTATTCGCTTGACTTCTCAATTGTTCGAACTTTTCAGATTCCCAATGGTCAAAGTCTGCTTTCTTGAGCAACTCATTTAATCTTTCTGCTCTGGCTATGCTGTTTAGAATTAATATAGATGGGCCCTTGATTTTGATGAGTTTTTCAATGTGGGTGATAAGAGCGTTGACAATGTTGAGCAAGTCTGAATAATCCAGAGTCACTTGAACTTTCTCTGAATACTTTTTCATCTTATGCCACCACCATTTCCGTTATCAGCTTCATAGCCTGGTCAAGAATAACGGGAGCATCGATAACATACATGAAAGCATTCTCTTGATAGTTAGCTGTCTTTCTCGCAGGCGGTTTGTGGGTTGACATATCAGCAACTGCATTAATGAATCCCCAACCAGTGCCTCTGATATTACCCAGGTCGTCTATCTCCCAAGCATACTTTAACTGCTCACGAAGCAGAATCTGCGACTCCTCTTTTCTCTTAGTCATATCTTCTGTAATCGGGAACAGCTTTTCCTGAAGAATGGAGAAGTCTTTCGGCGACACCTTGATTTTATACAACTCTTCAGCAGTCTTAGAAAGAGAAGACATATACTCACGAGCAAGGCCCAGAGTTTCTTTAGCAGCAGCCATCTTACTTTCAAGGCTGCCAGTATGTCTTCCATTCCAAGAACGCTTGGCAGAACGGAGTGCAAGGTTAATAGTGTTTTGACATACGACACGGACAGGAGTCATGCAGACTTTCAAACTACTGAATCCGTCATGACTGTTTGTTAAGCACATGAACGGCTCTACTACCTCGTCCAGAATACGGACATCAGGCATTTTAGCAAGGAGCCAAATCCTCTTTCCTGAATTCAGACTACCTGCAGTTTCGTAGGTAACGCCTTCACCAATAAGACCGTCGACGAAATCAAAAGCATCGACATTCTGTACCGGCTTATAACGACTACCAACTACGCCGAGAACCTTATCATCTGTGCTGCGAATATTCATGAAGTAGCCCGAGTTTTGTCCCTTATAGATAATAGGTTCCTGTCTTACCTCCCAATCAAGACCAGCGAGGGTAAGAGCTTCTCTGCTTGTGACAGCTTCATGAACAACAGTACCAAGACCGTGCCAGGGTTTTTCTCTAACCGAGAACATCGTTTCGACATTTGCAGACATATCATTTCCTCCTTATATTGACGAAATTGTCAATGGTTTCTCTGAAAATTATTTGTACGAAGGAGGAGAATCATATAACTGCGCACATGATTATTTCTTCGTGGTGTTGAAAGGTAAGAACTTAATGACGCACTCCTCGATGGAACGTTTAGGCCTTAGACTTGATTACTTTTCTGGAGTGACAATCCGGACACCTTTTTAGGTCTGAATAAGCGAGTTTCATTGCAGATAAAATAGCATTCTGTCTCTGAACTTTCTTTGTAGGAATACCTAGTCTGGTAAGTTTCGTAACATTAGCGGTAGTCTTCATAAGATTGATTTCCCTCTTGAGTCTCTTCTGCTCTCTGATTTCTTTAGAAGATACAAACCATGTTCTGCCGCATCTTTTACAGGTGAATTTGTACTCGGTATTGAACATCTTTTCTCCACCCCACTTTCTGTATTGCCTCTTCGTCAGAGTTTGCATAAATCTTCTTCTCGAAGTTCATATCGTTCAGAAGAATGTAGCATCTGTCCGTCGAGCAGTACCAGAGGGATTTGAATAGGTTCTGCATTACTTTTCTCATATAATGTACTCCTTTCTGATTTCTGAGGAGCGCATCATCAAGTCCTTACCTCTACCTTCCTTGCTCTCGTATAAGGACACGACAAGATTTGAATTTATGTAAATAATAATCCAGAAGTTATTTGTTTTCCAATCTCCTTCCATTCATTACTGTTTTTCCATCATGAACTCCTTGAGTATATGCGTCGTAGTCTAAATATCCCTTACGGATTCCTCCGGAACTGTGCTTAAAATCTTTGGTCATATTTTCGAATGCTTCTTTAACATCCGGAGGAGTAACTACCATAAGAGCTGTAGACTGCTTCTCCAGCTTGGTTTTTAAGCCCATGAGGAAACCTGTAACATATGAGTTGAACACGCCTCGGGTAGGTTTACCCATCTGATAGTTCTTGTTGTATATTCTGGTTCCTTCTCTCATTGCAAACTGATAAGCATACTCGAACACTTCTTTAGCAATCCGAGCATCAGTAGCATGACCGAAGAAAACTACACTTCCGCCGTTTCCCATAAGATAAGTCTCACATCTGAAATTCTGTGCTATGATGGCTGCGAGCGGTTTACGGAAACCCATGTTCCATTTTGACACGCATACTTCATGGACATAAGTGACCTTTTCTTCAGACACTTCGTCCATTGCGATGTCGTACTTTGCCATCAATTCGTGAGCTTTTAGAAGAGCGGCTTCTGCTTCAGCTTCTGACTCATTCTTTGATTTGTCAGAAAGTGAAAGAAGTTTCTTCACCTTTTCCAATACTTGTTTATTATCCATCTTAGCGTATCTCCTTCTTGATTCTTTCAACGAGGTCTTCTAAGGCGTCAATCTCATTGTCAAAGTAATGACCCCAGAAGTAATTTCGTCCTTGGTTGTTGCACATCCAGGTGACAAAATCCGTCCGTTTACCGCTCTGTTTTTTACCCAGGACAATCTCTTCCTCTTCATTCAGGCGGTACGCATAAGTGATAATATAATCACAGTTTTTTCTCATTTTGCACACGACCTTTCTTTTCTTTGGTACTTGTCGTGTCCTTATATGAAAGCAAGGCGTTCAGCAGCAGATTAAAGCACAGCCTATCTAGATTTGCTTTAGTAGATAATTTTCTTCTTGGAGAAGATGAGATAGAGTCCGAGGGGACTTAATAAGAGGGTAGAAGTTATATCTCTATCCTCTACAGTTAATCCTGTCCCTGCCATTGCTATCATGATTCCACTGCAGAGTATGAGCAAAATGCCCATAATAATCTGATAGATTCTCCACTTCTTGATTTTTCTCGTCTTGTGCATTCTAATTACTTCCTTTCGCTGACAACCCCATACAAATCGTCTACATAGAAGAGTCCGACGAACGGGTTGAAAATGGCTGTGCAAATTTTACCCTGATATTCAGCACGGTAATCATTATCACCGACTTTCTCCAGGATAGTCACTTCAGCCTTAGCATTAAGGGAATGCACCATAGCTTGTACTTTCTGCGGCAGATTATACATTATTATCTCCTCTCATGTTTTCACAACCCTCTATTCATAGAATTCATAGGCTGTGCTTTAATCTGCTGCTGAACTCTCTCGTGTGCTGTTTGAGGCGAATTTTCCTCTGTTTGTCTATGTCGGGAAAAATTCGCCTTATATGGTCTTTCTCTGCTATTCCACCTCTACCTTGTTTTGTCTCCTTTCTTTCTCCCGTTGGTCTAATAATCTTACGAATTCGGAGTAGGGTATGCACTCCGTGCCCACAATGCGGCCATTGAGTGTATATTCCTTGAAATATTTTACTTTTTCCCCTATGACATAAGCGCAAAGATCTATTTTGTCATACTGATTAACCATGTTTTCAGCCTCCCTATTCATAGAATTCATAGTTCGCCTTAGGAGATTATTCCACCTCTACATATTCCATTATGACAGATAAGGCTTCTTCATAACTCTTTGACTGCATCACTTTTTCTGACATTTCTGTCGCCTTATCTGCCAATCCGGCTTTACGAAGAGTACGAGCAGCAATACCGATGAGATTGAAGATGTTTCCATCTTCCCCTATTAGTTTGCATCTAGGTTTCGTAACCTTTGGTTTCTCAACCTCATAGTCTTCAGCATTGACAAATTCCAACTTAAAATCATCTGATTGCCAGAGATGCAAGTACATATCTACCTCAACGTCATATGCATACATATATGTCTCTTGTGTCTCTTCATCCTGGTCTTCTTCTTCCACGGTTTCTGTGTAGCTGTTGAATGCTTGTTGCTCAAGTCCTTCACCATACCCGTCTGAAAACTGGCCGGTGAGGTAATCAAGCAATGCATCCTTCTCAATTTCAGTGAGTTCACGCTTCGTTGTCACCTCTGTCCAGCTATACAGAGTACCTTTTATATTCTTAACTCCGACCCAGATTTCAGTGACAACTCCATGAATGGGGCTTTCACTCTGTATATACTGAGCAAGTTCATCTTCAGGGTCTCTGGGGAAAAGTGCGGAAATTTCTTCCATATAATCCGCTAACTCTTCAGGAGACACCCATTCCGTATAATCTTCGTAACATCTGCTACCTGAAAGCGTGCCTTTCACCGTGTATTTATGCTGTTTCATTCAAATTCCTCCTTAAAATTGCTCGGTCATACCGAGTCCTTTTTTTCTAAGGAAAATTCGCCTTAAACAGCACACGAGAGAAGGTAGTATTTTTCCACTGGAAGGACTGGAGGCATTTATGGCGGTTTAACGGCTATTTTGATAGGTTTACTTGCTTTTACTTTTCTTATTTGTATTCTTAGGTTCGGTGTCTTCTACTTTTTCTTCCACTTTGTCTTCCGCAATTTCTTTGTTGCTATTTACAAGTTCCATTACTTCGTGTTTAGCAACTTTTATGCTTTCAACCTCTGTGCAATTCATTGTTTCCAAGTCCACAACAAGATATTTGTATTTCTTTTCTCTGCTAACAAACAAGGTGATAATCAAGTATTTTCCGGAAGTGTGCAGAGCGAAAGAAAAAGTTCCCTTAAGGTCCTTAATAAATTTCTTCTGCTCTTCTGTAAGTTTATCTGCTTCTATAATCTGCTTCTTAGTAGAGTAGGTTATAAAAGCACTTGTTTTTCTTGTGGTTGCCTGACTATCAATGATATCAGTAATATGACAGTTAAAATTCAGCATAAATATTATCTCCTTTTGATAGAATATTTTTGTTTGTATAGTTGAACCTTTCCGACCCCTATTTATACCGTTTTTGCGCAGTGTCTATTTTTATTTCAATTTTTTTACATCTACAGGATAAAGTCTTCCCGCCGTAAGTTCTACAACGGGGTAGTCTTTGTCGTCCGTTAAAATAGGATAGCAGTTGCATTCTTTATTTATCGGTTCCAAGTAAGCGAGTAAATGACAACCGTAACCTTCTATTTCATCGCCTATTTTATAGTCATCTGTTATTTCTTCTACTTCTTCAATGACCTTAAAGTATAGGTTGTAAGGATAAGGGATACGAACTTTATTAGATTCTTTCCATCCCGTTATCTTACTATATTCTTCTAAGGTCCAAGAAGCGTCTGTCTGTTGTATTCCGCACACCTCAAATCCCTTTTCTTCTACTGAATTTTTGATGTGCGAAATTAAATCTTCGTAGTTCTCTTCTACGACAACGTCTAGACTTATCTGTATCACTCTTTTCATCTTTTCCCTCATTTTCCTCCATTTTCCTCCATTTTCGGTCATTTTCGGTCATTTTCGGTCATTTTCGGTCATTTTCTGCTTCTGCACAAAAGTATAAATAGAGGTCGGATGGAGTTTTAGCCGTTAAACCGTCATAGATACCTCCAGTTTTTCCAGTGGCTTCAACACCACTTCGTGGTCTCATTCCTTGCCCGAGTCTCACGGACAGTATTTACAGCCTGGGCCTATGACCCCGTTAACCTCTCGCCGCCCGGTCGAAACCAGGCGGGAGACGGCGGAACTGTATACGACCACCTCTATATTCAATTTTCAAAGAACAAAAATATAAAATTACATTTTTACATTGTTATTATAACATATTGTTGTTATAAAAACAAGTAGTTTTTATAAAAAACTTATACAAAAATTTATAGTTGTTTTTGTGTATTTTATACAAATACTTCCACTACTTCCTTCCACTACTTCCGCCATTGAATACTTCTCGGGTATTCCATGATTATCTCTATTATATGGTGAGTAGACGATACCACGAGATCTCGTACCACGAGATCTCGTACCACCACGAGATCTAGTACCACGAGATCTAGTACTATGAGATCTCGCAGTACCACGAGATCTAGTACCACGAGATCTCGGGCCGGGGAGAATGAAAAGGCACAAGATATAGTACTACGAGATATAGTATAAGAGCATATAAAATAGATACGAGATATAGTAGTACGAGATCTAGTAGAGAGAAATATAAGGAGATACGAGATATAGTGGTACAAAATAATAGTGGTATATAGCATATAATAGCACTAGATATAGGGTGTATGTATGGTAAATACGAGATATAGTATATTGAGGTGGGAATTGGGATGAGAGACCACAAGATACAGGGTGTCGCGTATATAATACACCACTACGACACCACTACGACAATATATAGTAGGTAGGTAGTAATGTAGACACGAGATATAGTAGAATACAGGATGTAGTGTTAAGCACTCGGTTAGATACGAGATATAGTATAGCCAAATAAAATAAAAAAGCGCACACCGAAAAGGTGTGCGCTTTTTGTTGTTGTGTAACTTTACTTGTTATTTGCCTTGTTGTTCGCCGCTATAAGGTTCAAAACCTCTTGTTTAGCGACTTTGACGCTCTCAGCCTGTGCCACCTGTAGCGTCTCCGTGTCTAACACGAGAAATTTATACGTGTTGCTCGTGCTATAGTACATAGTAATAACTACATACCGCAAGTCCTTATGGACACTAAAGGTGAAGGTGTTTTTTAACTGCTCAATGTACTTGGTTATTTTTTCGTCGAACAGTTTACTTTCCACAAGCTTTTTCTTACTATTGTACTCCAAGAATTGTTTGTGGCTTGCACGTCCAGTCGTCTGCTCGTTAATTACCTTGTCAAGTGTGGTGGTAAAGTTTAACATAAAAATACCTCCTGTAAAATATTATAAGTTAAATTACATATTACGTATTTAATTGTTAAGGAGCAGTAGGTGTTTTTTTGTTTGCAATGTTATTATAACATACCTTTAGTTATTTGTAAAGGGGTTTTTATAAAAAAATTTACACAAAATTATTATTTATTTTTTGTGTATTTTGTATACCCAATAAATACGTTACAACAACAACAATATTACCCATTTTATTGTAACGTGTTTTGAAACATTTTGCGGCTGTTTTGTTGTTTACCCGGTATAGTTACACGTTAACATAATAATACACGTAAAAACCCACGAGAACGGCTTAAAAACGGGTACAATATATAGTATTACAAAGCACAATAAACACAATATATAGTAACCCAATATGTAGTATTATAATTGAGCGGCATATGTACTGTATATTGGGTTACTATATATTGGGTTTACTATATACAGCGCACTACTATATATAGTAACACAAGATATAGGCGGCGGAGAACGTAAAGAGGCACAATATATAGTGGTACGATATATAGTATAAACAGCAATAATACAGACACAATATATAGTAGTACGACATATAGTAGGCGGAGAATACAAGGCGGTACAATATATAGTACCACGATATATAGTAATATAGAAGAATATAGGTACAAGATATCGTACCGGTACGAGATATCGTACCAGTACGAGATATCGTACCCGATTTCACCATATACCACGAGATATCGTACCAGTACGAGATATCGTACCCGATTTCGCCATATACTACGAGATATCGTACCGGTACGAGATATCGTACCCCCGGGGTGGTCCGGGATGAGAGGCGGAGGCCATTTGATGGTCACTCTCACAGCATTCCCGCCAATAAAGGCCGAGTCGAAAATTTTTTCTCTCGCTATAAAGAAGGCCTCGAACCGAGTAATGCTCTATTAGAGCCGAGTGCTATATACCGAGTCGACTCGATATCTGCCGAGTAATTAGAACCGAGTAATACTCGGCGAGGAATTTTATTACTCGGTAGAAAATACTCGACTCGGCTCTAAATGATTTATCGAATGTCTCAATAGAGTCTTTACAAATGACTCTAATTATAGTAGAATAAAAGTAAATCAGAGTAAATTTCCTGAAGTTGAAATAATTAGAAGATAGGGGGTAATAGATAGTGAAGAAAATCTACCTACCTGAAATAGTAGGTGGTGGATATAGAGAATTTTGGAACTTTAAAGGTAGATATCGTCTTGTTAAGGGCGGGCGTGGTAGTAAAAAGAGCTGTACGATGGCTTTGTGGCTTATTTATAATATAATGAAATATCCTCTCGCTAATGCTGTTGTTATCCGCCGGTATTTTAATACTCATCGTGATAGTACCTTTGCTCAGCTAAAATGGGCAATTAATAGGTTTGAAGTACAAAACGCTTGGAAAGCTACAATGAACCCTCTGGAGCTCACCTACCTCCCAACCGGACAGAAGATTCTATTCAGAGGTTTTGATGACCCACAATCTATCACATCTATTACTGTAGAAACTGGTCACTTATGCTGGGTGTGGATTGAGGAAGCATTTCAGATTACTGATGAAGAAGAGTTTAATAAACTCGACCTTTCTATCAGAGGTGCTGTACCTCCTGGATATTTCAAACAAATTACCTTCACCTTCAACCCGTGGTCAGAGAATATTTGGATTAAGAAAAGATTCTTTGACGCTTACGAACGAGGTGAAAGAAAAAATATACTTTGCTTCACCACCAATTATATGTGTAATGAATTCTTAGATGCTGCTGACCTAGAAGTATTTGAAGAGATGAAAATTAAAAACCCTCGTCGATATCAAATTGAAGGTCTCGGAAATTGGGGTGTCGCAGAGGGTCTTGTTTATAATAACTGGGAAGAACTCGACTTTGATATTGAAGAACTTCGCTCGATGACTGATAAAGGAGATAGACCTATCTATCAAGAACTATATGGTCTTGACTGGGGCTTCTCTAATGACCCGACAGGTTTCATTGCGTGCCTGGCAAATGAGAAGACGAGGGAAATTTTTATCTTTGACGAAATATACGGGTACAGGATGACAAACCTCGAAATAGCAAACAAGCTGAAAGAGAAAGGCTATGATAAATGTCTTATTATCGCGGATAGTTCTGAACCTAAATCTATTGAAGAGCTTCGTCGAGCAGGTATCCAAAGAATTCGTCCTGCAAAGAAAGGTCCTGACTCTGTTCGTGCTGGTATTCAGAAACTTCAAGATTATCGTATCTATGTCCATCCGAGATGCACAAATACTATTATAGAGCTAAATAACTATGTCTGGGACAAAGATAAGGACGGAAGAGTTCTCAATCAACCAGTAGATGATTACAACCATTTAATGGACGCTCTTCGTTATGCGACAGAAAGGATTGGACAAAATACTTTCAGCTTTTGAGAAATATTTTTGGAAAACTCTTTACTAACCGAGGAGTGTTTGCTATAATATTACCATAAAGTAGATCGAACAAAAGCTGGAGCATAGGAGGAGTGAATAATGTTCTGGATTGGGCATACTCAAACGGAGATTATCTCAAAACAAATTGCAGATGATTCTCCTCAAGGAAAAGAACAGACCGCCTTTCTGACGTCGGTCATTTCTGAATTTGAACAAAGTGAATTCAGAAAATATATGGACATAGCTTGGAGATATTATAAGAACGAAAATGATATCTTGGAAAAGAAGAGATATGTCATCGGCAAAGACGCTCAAAACAATCCTGTTCTCATGGAATCAAAAGTTCTTTCAAATAACAAGCTGTGTCATAATTTTATGAAGAAGCTTACTCGGCAAAAGATTGCATATATGCTCGGCAAGCCTTTTACATTAAGTGCAAATAAGGAAGACGATGCTAGAGCAGAAGAGATGTTCAAACTCGTCCAGGAATATTTCGGAAAGGAATTTTACAAGCTCATTAAGAATGTTGGTCGTGATTCTATCGTTAAGGGTATAGGCTGGATTCATGTATATTATGATGAGGAAGGAAAACTCAGATTCATGCGTTGTGCTCCAGAAGAGGTTATTCCTCTCTGGGCAGACAGTGACCATACAGAACTTGATGCTGTCATCCGAAAGTACACAGTGCAACAATACACCAGAGGTCGTAAAAAGCTGTTGACGTTCGTTGACTACTATACCAAAGAGGCTGTTTACCATTATAGGTACAACGATGACGGCGTTCTTATTCCAGATGAAGAAAGAGGTTTTCGCTCTGCCAATTTCTCATTGAAAAGTGTAGGAGAGGACGGAAAAGAACGAGAAATTGGCGTCATGTGGGCAAAAATTCCATTTATTCCTTTTAAGTATGACCCTGACGAACAGAGCTTGCTGGTTCGTATTAAATCTCTTATTGATGATTACGATAAGAAGACGAGCGAAATCGCTGATAATATAGACGACTTCCCTAACTCCATTACAGTGGTAAAGAACTACGACGGCGCGTCTAAAGAAGAGTTTGTCCACAATAAGAATCAGTACCGAACAATCTTCGTACAAGGTGATGGTGATGCTCGTACACTAGAAACTCCTCTTAATATAGAAGAAATAGACAAGCATTTGCAGCGTCTGCGTGAAGACATTTATGAATTCGGACAAGGTGTCAATACTGCTGATAAAGATATCAGAGATACATCAGGTGTTGCACTCCGTTTCCTCTACGCCGACCTGGATATGGATTGTGCCGATTGGGGTAGTGAGTGTGAGTGGTCACTGATGTTGCTCATCTGGTTCATTCAGCAGGACCTTATCGCTCGTGGCAAGGGCGATTTCACAGATGTCAGTTACAGCATTATCTTCAATACAGATGTCATTATCAATGAGACTGAGACAATTCAGAACTGCTTTACCAGTGTTGGACTCATCTCTGGACGCACTATTGCTGCTAATCATCCTTGGGTTATGAATGCTGATAAAGAATTAAAGAGACTCCGGGAAGAGCAGGGTGATATTCTTGAGCT